CCAATATTTGGTATCCTAGATATCTTAAGAAATTACCAGTAGCAGTTACTTTATCATTATTAAATAGTACAGTTGTTACAGTTGCTAAAGTAGCAATGTCATCAAATATAATTCCAGGTGTAGAAGTTCTATTGTATATGCAATTAAGAGCTCTTGAGTCACAGTCTTTTTTATTCAAAAGATCTACAATCAACTGCATCTTAGTAAGTTCCATATTATCACAAGGAACTCCTCCAGATATTTTGTTATAATAAGTAGTAACTTTAGTATTAAAGCAATTCTTAAAGTTAGCTAATACTTCAGGATAGTCTAATCTATTAGCTACTGATGGTACATCTATAGAAGGATAACAGGTTAATACAGGGTCTAAGCTATCAGTAGGGATAACTCTATTCTCTATTCCTGTAATAAATGTCTTTAAAGTATTAAGAGATGTCCATCCAGTTGCTGGAGGACAGCTAGTAGGACTAGCTGGTGTTGCAACGGATCCTTTAACTTGAGTATCCTTCTTTACATATGCCCAGTTTGCTCCAGCATCTATAGAATATATAACAAAGTCATAGGTACCTTCAGAACTTGTATATGAAAATTCATAGTAGTAGGTACTATTATCCGATGAGGGATATATATTAGGAATTACTTCAAACTCTTGTCTAACTGATATATCATAGACCTTAATTACTGCACCATCACACGGTGTAGTAGTTCCACTAGTACCACATTCTCTACAAATTTCAGCCATTAGTTATAAGTTTAACAGCCACATGCACATGTTGCAGTGCAGAAGCTTTTAGCTTTATTGTATTTATTAATAGCGTCAGTTATATTAGCATCACTGAAAGTTGCGTGAGCAGCTCCTTTAACAAGAAGATTTATCTTCTGTGCAGTTCTTAGGTCTTCATCACATCTGTCACACTGACAAGTACAAGTTATTGCTCTTTCTACTAGACCTGCTATACAGCAATCTATCTCTGCAGTGCCAATTCCATAACTGCTAATTCCACTACTATCTACGGTAATCATAATTACCCCATTAATATCTTCTTCTAAGTTTGTTGCTGTTGTATTCCATGTAAGGATATCACTAGCATCTGATAAGATTGTACCACTTTCCTTAGTTGTACCAGTAGTGTAGTTAGTATATGTGAGAGCATCACTTGTAGGAATGCCACTTACTACTACTGTTAAATTCTTAGAATCAGGGGAGATAGTTATAGATTCAATTCTAGCTGGCATTAGCTTATAGTTTTGTTGTAAAGATAAGAAAAAGTAGGGGATTGCTCCCCCACTTTTTAATGATTAATTTCAGATTAGAATAATCTCTCTGTTGCAGTAGCACCCCAGTTAGCAGCTGATGCTCCAAGGAATACTGTATCAGCTGTAGTCGAACCAGCAGCAGTATCTACAATATAGATCTTGATAGTATTCAACTCACCTGCTCTAGCGATACCAGTACCTGCTGGATGAGCGTGAGCATATTGAATTTCTACAACATCGTAACTAGTACCACTTTGAGCAAAAGTTGGGAAATTGTATGGGAAATACATTCTGTTAAAATTGCCATATTTAGAACGACAAGATTTTTCATCAGAAAGTACTTGCCAGTAGTTACCAGCACCAGCATCAAAGCCAGTCATAGTTGGAGCAGTCAAAGCTGTTCCAGTGTTGGTTCCACTGCTATAAGCAATAGTAACATCAAATACAACTCCTGCATGACGTGCAGCAATTACCATATCAGTACCATTATCAGTAGTGGTAAACAAGTCACTAAGAGTATGATTAGCTTGAAGCTTTTCAATGATTTTATCATACAATGTTGCTTCAGTAGCTGCATGCTCAGCACCAGTAACTTCAATGTTGAAGATCATACGACCTGCAGAAAAATTACCAATTAGAGGAAACTGAGTATTTGATGCAGAAAGATCAACAGCAGTTCCATCTTGGTAGTAATTAGCATAAGCTGTAGGTGCAGTGCGAAGTGCAATACGAACCATAACATTATCTCCAGTAGTAGGATTACCAACATTAATAGCTGCAGAATGTCTTACAGATGCTGCTGCAGGAGTATGCTTAATTCTCTTAATATCTTTAATATCGATAATAGGAGAAGCAATAGGTAAACTACCAGAAGGCATTGTTTGTACAATTTGAATAGGGCCTTGCAAAGACATCATATCTGCAGGAGTAGTGATATCAATGTATGCTGGAGTAGCAATTCCAAGATTCCACACACCAACTTTAGATGATGTTGCAACAGCTGCAGTATTAAAAGCTTCAGCGTCATCCAACAAAGTTCCACTGTTAGCTACAAATACCTGATTTAAATTTTGAGGTGCCATTTTTTTTAAATTTTAGGCGTTAAACACATTGATTTAATTATTCACTTTCAAATGTTTCCATTGATTGTGATTGATACCTTTGGGACTCAAAGCCCTCAAGTATGCTCTTTACAGTCATTTCAATAATCTCGTCATGGGTATGAATTGGTAATTCACAACCTACTCCAGTACTTAGTGAAATGTTCTTAGGTTTTCTAATATAGTTAATAAATACATTAGGGACAACAAATGTGTTATCCGTATGGATATCTATATAATTTTCTCTAATTGTATAAATTGGAGACCTATAATCTGTGATATTAAATGGGTCATCCATCATTGCAATAATATCATCATGTTGAGCAAACTTACAGTAGCTTAATCTATTGCTAGCAGTAGGTGCTCTTCTTTCTACAGAAGTTTGAAAGTATATATATTTATTAATAGGAACATAGATAGCATTAGCTGGACCTTCCTCATCTAACCATGTAAGTCTTAAGTAATATCCTGTATTAGGATCTGTTTCAAATGGAGCATTATATCTTTCTAAATATAAAGTATTGCTATCTATTACACTATTTCCTTGAGCAGTATCATTTAATGATCCAACACGAAGATCATTGATAGTAGCTTTTAAACTAGGTATATTGAAATATGTAGTTTGATTAATAAGTAAGTCTCTAGTTAATTCTTCTCCTAATGGTACGTTTGTAATCTGTGTCCAGTTGTTGCTAACTGTATCCCATCTCTCAATCATACTTAAAAAGTATCCAGGGGATGGAGGAGTAAGATCTAGTTCAGCTGTATATAAATTTATAAAATTTGGAGTATACTTAGGAAAAATAGAAGTATTACACTCATAGTACACTTGAGCAGTAATGTTCACTAGAAACAAGTAATCTAGTGGGAGAGTATATCTATCTACATAGATATTACTATTATTAGCAGTGTATATGTATCCTCCTAATGTATCTCCTGCATATCCAAAAGATGCAGTAGTTCCTGTTTGAGTGCTAACAAGATGCTTTAAATCATCTATCCTTTTCTGAGATTGCTCAAAGCCTTTACCCTGTCTATTAGAGCTAGGGTTATATCTCTGCTTTATGAATCTCATAACAGAGAGATTTAACTCATGATCAATTTCCTCAGGTAAGAGGTTGTCAGCCTGGAAGGATGCAAGTTTTTGCACCCCCAGGTTGACAGCTATATGCATCTCGTTTACAGTCATTTATATCACTTCTTGGAGTCTAGCTCTCATGATATTTACTTGACCTGAGTTTTTCTTATTTTTGAAATATACGATTGCATCTTTGATATCCTCTCCGATTGTCTCATCCTCGTAGATTAGTTGGTTTCCAATCTTACGAAGAACTGACTTTTCAACCATAGTTTCAATTTCAGCTCTCAATTCAAGGTTATCATCTAGACTATATTTTAAAAACCTTTCTGGATTCTTTTCTTTATAGTCATACAAGTTATTCTCAAGTTCCATTGATGAAAGTCTTTCTGGGTCTGTTCCCATAAGAACTCTAGTCAACATTTTAACTTTATCCATGTTGCCACTGAGTTTGATAAACTCCTTGTCAGCATCTTTCTTAACTTGTACCTTTTCATTCTTCTTCAACAAGTCCTTTTGTGGGTCATAAATATAGAACTTTTTGCCTGAATCTGTATTCATTTCTTCTTCAGAAATAGCTACTTGTCTATGTTTCATGCACCATTTCCAGTAAATATAGTCCATCGGACTTACTGGGGTACCATCATCATGGGTACCAATGTTCAATTCAACTCCTTCAAATGGTACTTTTAAACTAAGACTTGCCCAGAAGTCTTTAGTTTTAGCTGGCCAATCTTGGTGAGTTGCTGGAACATCTACAATTCCTTTCAATAATTTAGCTTCTTCTTCTCCATCCACTCCTTTGAGTGGGAGACGGTCTATAAAAATAGATCCAATTTTAACTTTAGCTCCAGCTCTAATCTCCTTTGGAAGGTGGTTTAGAACCTCTTTTCTTCTAATAAAAATTTTCTTATCCATAATAATGTTCTTTTTGCTTTAGTTAAGCCTAGGAGAAAGAATAACCTAGGGTTTTATGTTTAAAAGGGGGGAATGGTTACCCCCCTTTTTAGTGCAAACCAAATAAACTACTATGCGTTACACTGAAGATCCAAGCTAGTATCGAAACGACGAAGTAGGATACCAGCAGTCTTCAACATGTGCACAGAAGCACCGTCTATATCACTAGCTCTGGTGTCAGTTTCAGTGAATCCTTTTGGAACTACTGAACCTGCTACACACCAACGGAGCATTTCACGACCTTTTTTGTTTACCATCTGAAGGTTATTCTCACCATCATAAGTAGACTGGTCAACAAACACCATACGATAAGACTCGAGTGGAAGACCAGATACTGGGTGCTTCTTAGAAGCTTGAGCCACAGGACCGTGATCGAACAAAGGAGACTTAACTACGTTTACTTTATGACCATCTACGTGCTCATAAGTAGTGAAGTAACCAGTAATACCCAAGCTACGACCAGAACCAGTGATGAAGGTTGGCTGGGTAGTTTGAAGGTAAGAGTTAGCAGAGTAGTAAGACTTAAGTGCACGGTCAAATTCACGAGCACCACCAATACCAGTGTACAAAGTAACCTGCTTATCAGTAGCATCAGTCATACCATAGAACAAATCACCGATAGTCTCCTCAAGTTTAGCTTGAGTAAGAGTAGAGTAAGTGTCTTTGTTGATGATTTGCTCAAGCAAACCAGGACCTGAGATTACAGGTTGGCCGTTCTCATCAAGCATAGTAGAAACACCATTAGCATCGTGAGTCTTCTGACCATACCAGTAGTACATTTCACATTCTTCTTTGAACTTAAGCATGTGACGGTACTCTTCGTAATCCATCCACAACTTAGTTTTAGAACCTTCTTTCAAAGGCAACTCGAACTGAGCTACATAATCTTTAGCGTTACCAGAGAAATGGTAAGACTTACGTACAGTACCAATCTTAGAACGAACAAGACCTGGAGCAGTCCAGTTAGATGCATTACCACGTGAGAAGTCAATACCCACGTTAGCATACAACATACCCCAAAGAGCACCTGGAGAGCAGTCAGCTACAGATACAGAAGCTGTATCAGGAGATACAATCTTCAAAGTGTACTTCCAACCAGCACCATCAGCTACTGGCTCGTTCATAATACGAACAAGAACACCAGATGAAGATACCAAAGTGTAAGGGAAAATAAACCACTTATCAGGGAAAGTAAGAGTGAAAGGTGCACCACCAGCACCTACAACTGCTCCAGGAGCAGCAGAAACAACAGGACGAACATTAATTTCGTGTGTTTTAACACGGTATTCGTACTCATAACGGTCAATTGAGCGAGTATTACCAACACCTTCTGTCAAGAAAGACAACGGGAATTTTTTCTCCTCACGAC